ATAAATATGATTCGGTTCGTTTTGACGAAATACAATTACGACAATTTGTTGGTAAAGATTAAAGCACTTGATTTAACTAAAAGATGGCGTGTGAATATTAGCGAGGAAAAAGTTGTGAGGTCACTTGAACAAAATGAAAGACTGTGGTCGCTATATGGGTCAATTGCTAACTACATTGGTGAAGACCCTAGCACAGTTCACGAGTTATTAGGTTATAAGTTTCTTCGTTATCAAACAGAAATTGCTGGTAATGCAGTTGAGTTAGTTAAGTCAACAACAAAACTTACTACTAAAGAAATGACTGACTATCAAGAGAACTGTGAACGATGGGCTTCTGGTTTAGGATGGAGTTGGGAACTGTGAGTAATCCATTTAAAATAACAGAACCTACAGTTATAAGTTTTAGTGGTGGTCGTACTTCTGCTTATATGTTGTGGAAAGTGTTACAAGAAAATGGCGGCAGTCTTCCTGATGACGCTATTGTATGTTTTGCTAACACAGGCAAAGAAGAAGAAGCCACACTTAAATTTGTTAATGACTGTTCTGTAAATTGGAATGTGCCTATTCATTGGTTAGAATATAGAAGTAACAAAAATTTTGTAAGAGTAGATTATAAAACTGCTAGTCGTAATGGAGAACCATTTGAAACAATAATTAAAGAACGTAAAATGTTACCAAATGTTAGAGCTAGATTTTGTACGGCAGAATTAAAAATCAGAACAATGGGTAGATATCTTTCCAGTTTAGGTTGGAAAGAAAGATTAAATATGATTGGCATTAGAGCTGATGAAGGTCGTAGGGCAGTTAAAATGAAATCAGACAATAAAAATGAAGAGCCTATTATGCCTTTACACATTGCTAATATATCTAAACCAGAAGTATTAGAATTTTGGAGTAATAATACATTTGATTTAGAGTTACCTATTATTGATGGAGAAACAATAGGTGGTAATTGTGATTTATGTTTTTTAAAATCATTGCCAAAAATATTAACTTTGATTCAACAAAAACCAGATAGAGCTACATGGTGGGCAAAACAAGAAGAGTATGTAAAGTCAATTACAGATGGCGATGGAAATAGATTTAGAATTGATAGACCAAAATATGCAGATATTCATAATTTTATAGACAAACAAGAAAATATGTTTGACGATTCAATAGAATGTTTTTGTGGAGACTAAATGAATTATAGAAACAAAAAACTATTAGAAGCAGTGCGTGAGTTTCCTTGTGCTATGTGTGGTAGGCAAGATGGTACAGTATGTGCAGCTCATTCTAATCAACAACGTGATGGCAAAGGTACAGGAATTAAAGCACATGACTATCGTATCGCTAGCCTTTGTTACCAATGCCATGATATGATAGATAATCATAAAGAGTTAAATAGAAATGAAAAAGTAGAAGCCTGGGAACAAGCACATCGTAAAACAATTGGTTGGTTATTTGATAAAAATTATTTAGGATTAAAATGATAAAAGTTTTATCTTTATTTGATGGTATCTCATGTGGTAGAATTGCTTTAGATAGATTAGGTATTGATTGTGAGTACTATGCTTTTGAAATAGACGAAAGAGCAAAGCAAGTATCTAAATCTAATTATCCTAATTCACATTATTATTCAGATGTATTTAAATGTGATGGGAATGATTTTCAAGGAATTGATTTATTAATAGGTGGATCTCCTTGTCAAGATTTATCAGCAGCTATGAAAAATAGAACAGGATTGGCTGGACAAAAGTCTTCTTTATTTTTTGAATATTTAAGAGTGTTTCAAGAAACAAAACCAAAATATTTTTTATTTGAAAATGTTGGTGGTATGAAACAAGAAGATAAAGATGTTATTAGTAAATTATTTGGTGTAGAGCCAATTAGAATTAACAGTAGTTTAGTATCGGCTGCATTAAGAAATAGATTATATTGGACTAATATACCTAACGTAAATCAACCACAAAATAAAAATATTAAATTACAAAATATTCTTGAAAGTGGATATACAGACAGGGAAAAAGCTAGAGCTTTGTTATCTTCAGATTCAAGACCTTTAACAAGTAAAGATAAAATGGTTCGTAGATATAGGAAAACAGGATTTACAACTCTTGTATTTGAAGACCCAAACCTTCCTCAAGAAAGCTGTAGATATATGACACAAACAGAATTAGAAAGATGTATGACTATTCCAGAAGGGTATACAAAAGTTTTGAATAGAAACCAGGCTGCACATCATTTAGGTAATGGATGGACTGTTGATGTTATAACACATATATTTAAAAATATGGAGATTTAGATGGGTAAAGGATCTACAAGAAGACCATTGTTAATTTCTGAACAAGAAGCAGAAAACAATTGGAATAAAATATTTAAAAAAGATTATGAATATGAATTAAATAAATCTACAGGTGAAGTAGAAAAACGTTTTATAGATGGCATATCTAAACCTAACGAAAGTCAATTTGATGGCGACAAGCCCAACGCAGTTAAGCCTTAAGAAGTTAAGAGCAGATGGATACCTAGTAGCAATTACAGAACGATGGAATGCTTTCGCTAAAATTAGACAAGATATGTTTGGATTTATAGATTTACTTGCAGTAAAAGAAGGTGAAATACTTGCAGTGCAAACTACCACTGCTAGCAACATGTCAGCAAGGGCTAATAAAATTGCAGACAGTGAACATGTAGGAATGGTTCGTAAAAGTGGAATGAAAATACATATTCACGGATGGATTAAGAATGGTAGGAAATGGGAATGTAAAGTCATGGATGTATCATGAAGCCACATAGAAGGCAATACGAAGTACACGGTCAATCAGTTAATTTAGAAAAGTTTCGCATTCATATTTTAGAAATTATTAGCGATAATGAATTAACTATTCCACAAATAGCTAATGCCTTAAAGACTGAAACAAGAAAACTTCAAGGTGTGTTATACAACATGCACGCAGAAAAGTTATTAAATATTAACAAAGAAAGTAGGTTTCATGTATTTTCTAAAGTAAAAGTTTCAATGTTACAAGAAATATATCATCCTATGCCAGATTTTAGTGATAGGATTAAAGGTATTTACATTAACTCAAGTGAGGAATAAATGCACATAGACAGACTTAAACAGATACTTGACGACTGGGCCTTATGGATGCACACACCTAGTCACAAGTTAGGATATCCAAGTAAGTCTCTGGGCATGATTAGTGGTGGTGAATCTACTAGCGAAGCTTTTGAAGACATGGTATCTTCTATGGATATGAGTAATGTTAGAACTATTGATGTCATTATAAACAATTTACCTAGAGACCAAAAAGATGCAGTGTATGCTAGATACCTTAAAACTGTTAAATACGATGACTATGAGTACCAATTAGGACTTGCCTTTGATAATCTATTATCTATAGCTGCAAGGCGTATAGTGGCTTGACAAAGGTATATTAGTTATGCTATAATTCTGTTGTTGGGATAGTCTCGCCCATACTCTCCGTAATACATTTAAGCCCTTGTAAATAAAGGGCTTTTTTTTTGGATAAAATATGAAAAAATTAGCAGCAATTAAAAAAGTTAAAAAAGTGATGTCAGAATATGGTAAAGGCGAGTTAAATATTGGTAAATCACCTAAAAAAGTAACTTCACAAAAACAAGCTGTAGCTATTGCTTTGTCAATGACTGGTAAATCCAAAAAGAAGTAAATCCAATTTTCACCGTGTGGAAAAACAGAAGTAAATCCGATTTTTACCGTGTAACTTTATAGAAGTAAATCGGCCAAATATATATATATAAAAAAAATAGATCGAGAATGAGAATCATTCTCATTTAGAATTATAAGGTTTTGAAAGATAAGGATAATCAAACGATCCAAGATTGATCCGAAAATCACCACCGATCCCATGATAAATGGCATCTAAAATCATCAATGGCCGATCCGAGAATTGATCTTGAAAAGTTGATCGAGTTGTTTCAATGTAATTTGAATATTTGGCCTTAAATAATCCCTTTTTGATTGATCTTCGATGATTCGATAGGAAGTCAATATTTGATTCAAAAATGAGTAAAGTTTTTGCCTGGTTGTGTGATTTTAAATAATATTTTGCATTTATAGGTGACAAAATACCATTTAAAATGACATAAGGTGACTTTAAAGCGATCTTTTTTGTTGAGTTGATAGTAGATCCTTAATTAAATATAAAAACCTCGTGAAGAGGCCTTTACATTGCGAATAGATATTTCGATCAAAATGGAAGTTGATCCAAGCGATCAATCGGATCATCATTTGAATAATATGGATCATTAATGGCATCCTCATAATAGGCCATTTGAGAAATAAGATCCTCGATCATAATAGCAAGATCCCTAGGATCGGATTTTTTTACTAATTCCAAAAGTGACCGATGATCCAAATATTTTAGATCTTCGAAAGAAGTTGATCCAATATCATTCGGATAATAATAATCCCATTTTGAGATCTTTTCTTGAGGCTCTCTTTCTTTAGTGAGATCAATTTGATCCCATTGGATTGAAATCATTTTATCTCTTAACTTTAAAACATGATTCACATCGAGTGTTTCTTTATTTGAGTGTTCGGATTGATATCCAATCGAAACATTCGAACATTCCGAGATGATGTGAGTGTATTCGGCCGTGTCGGTATAAATACCACCATCATCAAGAATATAACCCATTCCGAGAAGATCGGCCATGTGCTGCGAGAATCGATCCGATGCGCATCGACCATAGGCTTGGTGAGTAATGATTGAAGTTGTACCTTTACGATCAAAGGCAATTGCATGAGAGAATTGTTTGAGAAAATCCTCATGATTTAATGCCATGCTTTTTGATCCGATACATCCTTTCTCTTCACCTCGATGAAAGATGTAAGTTCCTTCGATATCGGCCTCAATCATTTCGAGTAATAAGAAAATACCTCCACCATCATCACCACCTAAGCAATCGGCCGTCTCATCTACAAAGGCCGTGTTAAAAGTATCACAATAAACTTCCTGAGTGATTTGAGTTGGATTGGATCGGTGCATCGTATCGATGTGACATGACCATAAAATGTTTTGCTTACATTTTGGATTGTGATTGTCATATACGAAGGCAATTACTTCACCATTTGGATCGTGGAAAGTTTGAAAGTTAGATAAATACTTTTTTATGAAAGCCTCTTCACCTTCCGAATTATGCTCTCTTCGGAAAGTTAAGATGTCGAGAAGTTTATTCATTTGGTTGATCCTTATTAAATAATTTTGATCCATCAATGTCATTTGGCCTTGAAGGGTTTGGAAAAGATGATTCGATAATCATTCCTTCTCTCTCTTCCTCTTCGAGTTCCTCTTGAAGTCTTGTGAAATCATCTTGGTGACAAGTTGATCCATCCGAAAGAGTTGCAACATCATCTCGATGAGCATAACAATTCTCATCTTGATCTTCATGATCGATAGGAAGGCAAAATGATTCATGAATGAGGCCTCGTAAAGTGTAAAGTAAGTCATCGCTATGATAATACGATCCACTTTCTTCACATTGATAAATTTCGTAGTCACTTAAATAATCCTCGGCATAATACTCATCGCCGACTTGAACAACATTATCAGAATGAACATAATCTTGATCGCCTCTTGAAACATAAGCATAATAGTAATTATCTTGGCAATCTTCACATAAAGTTCGATCGTGCCATTCGGAATAAACTGTTTCTGATTCAGTGCAGCGATCATCGCAATCATCGCAAGTCATACTTTCCGAATCATCGGCATAACCATTCGTTGTACTAAGTTCAAATTGATCGCCATGGCCGACAATAATATAATCTTTACCATCGAGGGTTTTGATCGATCCTCGTTGATTCGTTGAATCACTATCATTTCCATAATCGATATATGGTGCAAGATAAGCCGTTCCTTTTTGAATTGCACTGAGAAACACTCCATTAAGATTGGATCGATCTTCGTATCCTAAAGTTTTGAGAGTGTCGAGTAAAAATCTTCCTTCGGGATATCCATTAGGATCGGGATAAACTCTGATCCATGCTTTCTCATCTTCTCGCACAATGCAACGAGCAAGGATAGTTTCATTATCGGTCATGTAAGCAAGTCGCAAAACACTTTGATCATTGGCATAAACTTGAACTGAATCACAATCGGTCATACATGACATACTTTCATGTGATCGAGGCTTATATTGAGATTTTTTGTAAACATCAATCCATCCTTGAGGATCGTTTGATTCTATGAATTTTACATTCCATCCTTTTCGAGATTGAATGAATGAGGCATGAGCCTCCACGCAAGATTTAATATCGGCCTCCGATAGATTGAAATACTCTCTAAAAGTTGAGAGATATTTTCCTAGTTTAGTTCGGATCTCTTTCTTTATTCTTAAATGGTGAAGAGTTGGATAATAAGCAATCATCATGGGATCGACTTCGGATTGATGCACATTATGAAGGCATTGAGCAATTCTTAAATTACTTGAATTGATGTCGTATTGATCGAAAGGAACTTTGATCCAATCATTATTTTGATATTGATCCCTTATATAAAGAATATTAGGTTCAATCGATTGGAGCTGCGAATCAGCAAAATTCTCTCTTAATTGTTGAAGATAGTAAATAGATCTTACTAATAAGCCACGATCATCTCTTTGATCTTTATATTTCTTGATCTCTGATAATGTCTTGGCGATCTCATGGCCTACTTCCTTTGCTAGTTTCTTATCATCTCGAATATGTCGAGGGAGCAATAAATAACGGCCTTCAGAATAACGGCCTTTGATCCTATCGAGTTGAAGATTATCTTTTATAAATTGTTTAATCTCGAATTTCTCTACTCCGATCAGAGTTGAAAAAGTCGCAAGTCTTGAGTTGATGAGTTGCATTATTAAAATCCTCCCATTAATAAGATAAGCCATGAATACAGTGAGATCATAAAGAATATAAGATAGATAAAGTGTTTAAAGAGTTGATCCATTATTTAATCCTCTCAATCTCGAAGTTGTCGTTTATGTATGGCCTATTATAGAAATCATTATCTTGAGAGATAAATTCTATCCAATTAGATAGGTTAGTATCATCAAAGAGATTGGTTGTTGCATAGCTATCGGTCAAAGTTTCTTTACTATGGATCTCTACAATTTCGAATGAAGAGTGACCATTAAAATAGATGTTATCAATCGAGTGACTTCCATTCCATCGACATAAGAATAGAGGCTCGATAATAGATGAGAGAGTAATTCCTGATTGATTAGCATCAGAGAGGAAGTGAGTTGATTCTTTTAACATAAGAGTGATTCCTTTCATATTTTAGTATTTTTATAGTTTTGAGGCTTTCACAATCGCTCTAGGAACGATTATTTCTTTATAGGTGATACCTTACTATCCCTATTATTTATGGTTTTGTTTACTTGATCGATGTATCGAGTTGCATCTTGATATGCCTTCGATGTATCGGAAGTTAAATGTTTAGTGAGAAGTGCATCGAGGTATCGAGGATAAGTGTTTCGTTGTTTCATTATGTGCCTTTCATATAAGTGTTATGAGTTTGATAAGTGTAAATCATTATTGACTATTATCCTAATTAATCGGAGTTATAAAAAGGATTAAGCAAGATAAGCATAATTCCCTGTTTGATTCATATATCGTTTAAGTATCATTAAAGCCTCATGAAGAGATCTATAAGAGCCGATCAATCGGTTATTGCTATCAAGTATTAAATACATCTTTATGATCCTTTCCTAGTTTCAGTTGATATAAGTCATCAATCGTTGAGGATAGATGAGTGCTGCGACTATCGATGCCTGGTATCTTCTCTATTTGGAGTTGATCCATGAGATCGATCAAGTAATTTAAAGTATCTTGATCCATTGTGATTCCTTTCTTTAATAGTCAATTAATCTTGACATCTGAATCTAGCATATAAAAGGATCTAAGATCAATAAGAATATAAGAGTTGGATCGAAAGGCATAAGCAATATCCATGCCAAGATATCTTTACTAATTAAAATAAATATATAGACAAGGTTTAAATACTATGAGCAATACAGACATCATTCCAGGAGTTGAGGAAGTAATCGATAAGGATGATCTATCGACATCAGATCTCGTTGAGGTTGATAAGGATGAGGCCAAGAAAGTAGGAAGACCCGTACACCTTCCAGATGCGACCACCCGAAATAAAGTATTCATGTTATCTACAGTAGGGACACGCCACGAAGATATTGCAACAGTACTAGGCATTAGTGCAGATACCTTGACTAAATATTACCATGATGAATTAGCTAAAGGTCGTATTGAAGCTAACGCTTCTGTAGCAGAGACCTTATTCAAACAAGCTAAAGAAGGCAACACCACTGCTATGATATTCTGGTTGAAGTCTAGAGCTAAATGGAAAGAAACATCACAGCATGAGATTAGTGGTAATCCAGATGGTACGCCTGTTGAAGTAAAGATTATTACAGGAATATAAGACCCCCCCACCCCTTTTTTAAAAAAACGAAAAACCTCTCTGCGAATGAAACGTCAGTAGGGTAAATTTTACACAGGATATTTTATGGTTGAACCAGTAGAAAAAGAAAGCATTCCGACTTATGCGGATGTTAGCAATGATAACGTAGTGGCAGTTTTTGTGCTATTATGCCTTCATGCTGTTACTAACAACCACATCAACCACTGGCGTACAGATTCTTTCTCCGTACACTCAACCCTTGGTGAGTTCTATGTAAGCCTTGATAAGGCTCTGGATGAGTTTGTAGAGGCATATATGGGTAAGTATGGGCAAATCAAAGATTACCCAGAGTTTTACTCATTACCTAATAAAGACGCTTTAGCTGAATTAAAGATGTTATGTGGAGCTGTCACTGCACTTCGTGAACAAATGCCAGATGACTCTGAACTAGAGAACCTTCTGGATAATATTGAAAGTTTGATTGACTCAACTATGTATAAGGTAAAATTCTTAAAATGAAAAACGGACTATACGCAAACATAAACGCTAAACAAAAACGTATCGCTGCAGGCTCTGGTGAGAAGATGCGTAAGGTAGGCACTAAAGGTGCACCTACTGCTAAAGCATTTAAACAATCAGCAAAGACAGTTAAAAAGAAATGAGTGCTGCTTGGCAAAAAAAAGAAGGCAAGAATCCTAAAGGCGGACTTAATGCCAAAGGTCGTGCATCTTACAAAGCTGAAACAGGTGGTACTCTAAAAGCACCTGTAAAGTCTGGTGATAATCCTAGACGTGCATCTTTCCTAGCTCGTATGGGTAACATGGCTGGTCCAGAACATAAACCTAACGGTGAGCCAACAAGATTATTATTATCCCTAAAGGCTTGGGGTGCTTCATCTAAATCAGATGCTAAAGCAAAAGCCAAAAATATTTCAGCAAGGAATAAAAAGAAATGAAATGTCCTATAGCCACACATGATATTAAACTCAATCTTAAGAATAGAGACTGGGCATTTAAAAACGTTGGCTATGGTCCAGTAAATCCAAACATAGAAGATAAAGTATTTTGGGCTAAACGTGCAGACGAATGGGCTACTACACCAGAGATTGCTAAACAATCACGCTGTGGTAACTGCTCTGCCTTTATCCAAACTGAAGAGATGATGAATTGTATTGTTCATGGTATTGCAGGTGATGAATCTGTAGACGAATCTTATGCACCAGAAGTCATTGCTTCTGCTGAACTAGGTTATTGTGAACTATTCGATTTTAAGTGTGCTGCTGACAGAACTTGTTCTGCGTGGTTAGTAGGTGGTCCAATTAAAACGCCACTTACTTCAGCACAAAAGAAAATGCTTATGATGGCTAAATTTGAGAACGGTAACAAAGAAGAATATTCAACAGGAGATAATAATGAGTAGCATACGATTTGATGATAACGAAAATTTAGTAGATGCTTATGTACCAAGTACATCACAAGTATTTGTAGTAGGTAATACGACAGCAGCTTCAACTGCATTTGGTGCAGGTACAACTTTAGTAAGAGTATCTTGTTCACTTGGTCATTGCCATGTATCTTTTGGAACAGCTCCAACAGCTTCTATTACAACAAGCATGATGATTCCAAATAATTCAGTAGGTATATTTAAAGTTAATGCAGGCGATAAAATTGCATACATTAAAGATGCAACTGTAACATCTTCAACACTTTGCGTAACGGAATTAGCATAAAAAATTAAACCTTAAGGAGCGATGACCCTATATGGAGTCGCAAAACAAAACATTAGATACAGGTTATAGACCACGAGTACCACAAAAACTTATACACAATGCTGTAAGAGAT